ATTCCACCCCGGCCCGTATGGGCACCATCTCTTAAAGCCGCTGGTGGTAAGAATAAGCTCAAGCAACTTATCCTAACGGAGATACGTAAAGAACTTCAAAAGTATGGTGTAAGACCCAATCAAGTAAAATGGTAAATTCTCAGGAAATTATAGAGAGGTCCATATACGTGGCTATATTAAATATGGCTATCAAGTTGGGCTACACTATAAATCCAGAAGACTATCTTCCAACCAGTGCAGCAAATGCTGAACGGTTTAAAGAAGACCTGAAAAAAATCACTGACGAAAAGGGTTTCTACGTCAGTATATTCGGAGTGGGTAACAATCACTCAAAAGGTATAAAAGAAACCCCCCGTATCGTGGTTGATTCCGAAGGATTCTATCCTGGAGATATTGGACTACCGAGACAGATAATAGAGAAAGAAGAGGGCATAGGTTACACTGCAACTGAAGTACCTTATGAAACCCTATCACAATACATGAACATAAGACTGTGTGCTCATTCTGCAGAACACATGAGACTGTTGCATCAGATTATGTTCTGGTCAGTTCCTCAAAGAGGCTACCTAAAACCATACGAAGAACCCAAATTTCTATTCACAGGAAATATATTCCTCCGGATAGTTAATTTTTATAACATGCCGGATTTGGATAATGGGTTGATGGAAAAGGTATACCAATTTGAAGTACAGGATTGCCTCTTAGATGGTAACACTCCTCCAGAGGTAATTACTCCAATAAGAGATATTTCCGTGCTTCTAGAAAATGCCGATTACACTCTGAAGGTTCCCCAAGGAGCCTGACCCACCTATACCTCCAATCGACCCTGGTTCTTACTTGAGGGTACGTGGAGGTGGATTCTTTTTTACTATCATAACCTTAATCAATAATTATATGCCACAGACTCCAAGAGTAAGGTTCAATTTTAAGAACCTGAATGTACAATCAAGTGTACCTCTGTTGGGTGTAATCAATGTAGTAGCCCGTACTACTAAGGGTCCATTCGAAGACCCGAAGGACTTGATTGCAAC